GGGGACCAGCGATATCACCGCATTGGGCCTCACAGTCAGCGTGGCCACGGCCTACAGTTCCGTGGTTGCCGCCGGGCTCATCATCAGCCAGGTCCCGGCAGGTGGGTCTCAGGTATCGCCCGGATCCAGCGTCGAGATCACTGTCAGCTTGGGAGACCAGCCAGCACCACCCGTGCAGGACACGTTCTCCGGTGGCTTCCTCTATGCATACGAGCGGGAGCAGATGCGCCGCCGCAAGAAGCGCCGGGAGCAGGAGGAGCGCGAAGAGGCCGCGAGGGAACTGCAGGACAAGGTCGATCAGGAAATCGCACTGCTGCTCGCCCGTCAGGAAGCCGAGGACGAACGTCGCGCGGAACTCGATCGCCTGCAGCGGCTGGTCCGCGATCACTCCCGAGAGCAGCTCGAGCTGTCCAACCGAGCGAAGGTTGCCTACGTGCGCGCCCTGACTCAGGCGAACTTCAGCGCCATGGAGGCGCTCGATCGTGAACTCCAACGCATGCTCGAAGAAGAGGAGGTTGCAGCACTCATGTTGCTGTTAAACGACGAATGACTGCAGCAAACGCCATCTACTTCAGCACCCCGACACGCAAGGTCAACGAGCGCTCGAGCATGGTCATTGTCGCGCGCTTCAGAGACCGGGCCACCAACGCCGATGTGACGCCCACCAACGTGAAGTACCGCCTCGACAATGAGTGCGGCGAAATCCTCGGCTGGACATCAGCTACCCCAGGAACGACTGCGACCATCACGCTCACTCCCGCGCAGACCGCGATGCTCGACAGCTCGCGCGTGCTGGAGACGAAAACCCTTTCAGTAGCAGCCGATTACGGGCTCTCAACCCAGTACATCGACAGCATGGACTTTCAGGTCCGCAACCAGCCTTACATCTCATGATCAATCAGTCGTTTCGCTGTTGAATCAATGGCCGCACCCAACGGAAATCAGAACGCGAAGAAGGCGAAGCTCTGGGAGCAGGCGCTGAAGCGCGCATTGGCGCGTGCAACGAACGCGACGGTGGATGCCGGACTCGACAAGGTTGCCGATGTTGTTGTCTCGCAGGCGATGGAAGGAAACAAGGACGCCTGGCAGGAGATCGGTAACCGCGTCGATGGCAAGGTGCCGCAGGCGATCATCGGAGGCGGAGAGGACGATCCGGCCATCAAGGTCGAAGAGATCGTAATCCGAGCGGTCGATGGCAGCTCTTGAGATCGACCTGCCACGCAAGGCCACCGAGACGCTGGTTCCCAAGGCGCGCTTCAAGGTTCTGTATGGCGGACGAGACTCTGCGAAGAGCTGGTCTATCGCCCGCATGCTGCTGGCCCGCGGCCGCGCCAAACCCGAACGCATCCTGTGCACGCGCGAAGTCCAGAAGTCGATCGCTGAGTCCGTGCACCAGCTACTGAAGGACCAGGTTGCCGCGCTCGGCATGGGCGACTTCTACGACGTGCAGCAGAACTACATCCACGGCGCGAATGGCACGCAGATCAGTTTCCACGGCCTGTCAGGCCAGACCGCGAACAGCATCAAGTCCTTCGAGGGCACGACGATCTGCTGGGTAGAGGAAGCCCAGACGATTACCAAGCGCTCATGGGATCTGCTCGAGCCCACGATCCGCGCACCGGGCTCTGAGATCTGGGTGAGCTTCAATCCGGACATGGACACGGACGAAACCTACAAGCGCTTCGTCATGACCCAGCAGCCGGACAGCATCGTCACGATGATGAACTGGCAGGACAACCCCTGGCGCTCGAAGGTGCTGGATGCAGCCCGGGAGAAGATGCAGCGTGAAGACCCCGACAACTACGCCCACATCTACGGGGGTATGTGCCGTCCGGCTGTTGAGGGCGCAATCTACTTCAAGGAGGTTAGCCGGCTCCGTGCGGAGGGACGCCTCTGCAACGTCCCATACGACCCCATGCTCAAAGTGCATGTCGTATGTGATCTGGGCCGAAACGACTTCATGGCATTGCTGCTCGTGCAGCGACTCGCCAGCGAAATCCGGGTAATCCGCTACATCGAAGACCGGATGCGGGACATCCCGAGCTATCACACCGAGCTTACGGACCTGAAGTACAACTGGGGCTCGATGTGGCTGCCGCACGATGCGCGCGCCAAGACGCTCACGAGCGCCAGCAATCCACTGGGCGCCAGCGCAGAAGAGCAGTTCACGAAACTCGGCTGGACGGTCGAGATCGTCGACAACGTGGATCGCGAGCAGGGCATCAGGAAGACGCGCGAAGTGTTCCCGCGCCTGTACCTCGACAAGACCCATGCAAGCGAGCTCCTCAGCCGTCTGGGCCGCTATCGACGGCGGGTCAATGCAGACGGCCAGGCGGGCGATCCGCTCCACACCGATGACAGCAATGGCGCTGACGGTACGCGCTACCTCGCGCTCGTCGCCGACCAACTGAGCAACGACTCAGGGCCGGCGATCACCCCCTATCGCAACTTCAGGCGGGCCATGTAATGGCTGACGATTCAGACAAGACCCCGGGCCAGCTCGACAAGAAGGCACTGCTCCGGCGCATCCGCGAGCGCTGCACGAAGATGATCGAAGCGGACGAGCCCAATCGGCGGGAGGCGAAGGAAGACATCAAATTCGTCTCCATCCCTGGAGAGCAGTGGGACCAGGCCGTCAAGAAGGCCCGCGGTTCACGGCCGTGCTACGAGTTCGACAAGCTCTCGATCAAGGGCCAGCGCCTCATCAACGAGATGCGCGCCAATCGCCCGGCCGGCAAGGTGCGCGCAGTCGAGGACAGCGACAAGGCTACAGCGAGCGTGCGTGAGGGCCTGTGTCGGAACATCGCGAACGTCTCAGACCTCGACACCATCTGCGACTACGCAGGCGTGTATCAGGTCGAGGGTGGCATGGGCGCGTGGCGTGTCACGACTGAGTACGTGAAGGACTCGCTCAAGCGTCAGAGAATCCGGGCCGAGCCCATCCCGAACCCGTTCTGCCTCTACTGGGACGATGCCTCGACGGACCCGCTGAAGCGCGATGCGCGCGACTGGTGCCTGATCGATAGCCTGCCGGCGAGCGAATACACCGCGAAGTACGGCAAAGCCGCGAAAATCAGCTTCACGGAAGGCGAGTGTGCCGATGATCCGGCGTGGGACGACAAGGAAAACATCCGCGTCTGCGAGTACTGGTACAAAGAAACGTACCAGCGCGAAATCTGGCAGCTCACCGACGGTCGGGAGATCGCCGCCGACAGTAAGGCCGCAAAGAGCATCGATCCATCCCTGATCGCCGAGAAAGGCATGGTCGACTGCGATCGCATCATGATGTGCATCGCCTCGGGCGATGCCATTCTCGAGGGCCCGGTACGCCAGGCCGGGCGTCAGCATCGATTCATCGTCGTGCACGGCGCGTGGAAGATCGTGGATGGCAAGCCCAAGTGGTGGGGGCTCGTGCGCAAGGCGAAGGATGCCCAGCGCCGCTACAACGTCACGCAGACCGCGATCACCGAGACGATCGCGAGCGCGCCGAACAGCCAGTTCTGGGCGACTGCCGAGCAAGCCAAGGGTCACACCGATACGTGGGATCGCGCACTCACTGAAAACCTGCCGTACCTGCTCTATAACAGCGACCCCAAGGGGGGTGGCGCGCCTCAGCGCATGGCCGGGCCTCAGGTGCCCGCCGCCTTGCTGGCCGAGAGTCAGATCGCGGACCAGGAATTGAAGGACGTCACAGGCGTCTATGACGCATCCCTGGGCGAGCGCTCCAACGAGAAGTCCGGCATCGCGATCAGCCGACGCGAGCAGCAGACGCAACTCGTGAACTTCAACTTCCCCGACAACATGGCGAAGGGCGTCCAGCGCACATGGGAGATCTTCAACGACCTGATCCCAGAGATCCTCGACACTGAACAGATCGTGCGCGTGCTCGGGATCGATGGCGCCGAGGACTACATCAAGGTCAATACGGTGGGCGTCGACCCACAGACGGGCGAGCCGATCATCGTGAACGACCTCACGACTGGCGAGTTCGACATCACAGTGACGGTCGGCCCGAGCTTCGCCACCCAGCGCCAGGAGGCGAGCGAAACCTTTACGCAGCTCATTCAGGCGTTCCCGCCGCTCATGCAGATCGCCCCGGATCTGATCCTCAAGGCGATGGATACGCCGTATTCGGACGAGCTCGCCGAGCGAGCGCGGTTCCTGTTGCCTCCGCAGATCCAGGAGACGCTCAACAAGGACAAGAAGCTCCCGCCTGAAGTGCAGCAGGCGATGGGTCAGATCAAGCAGATGCAGGACATGGTCATGCAGCAGGGGCAGATGGTTCAGGCCGCGGCTGCAGAGGTCGAGAAGCACAAGGGCGAACTGGACGGCCAGATCGCGGACCTCAGCGTGAAGCGCGCGCAGTTCGACGCCGATGTCGCAAAGTCCCTCGCCAACATCACGATGCAGGAAGCGGCTCTCGTGCTCTCGCAGGCCAAAGCCGAGGCTGGCCAGGCCACCGAACAGGTCGACGGGGCACGCGAAGCGCTCAGCCTCGATGTGAAGAACGCCGTCACCGACATCCAGCAGCAGGCCGCGCAGTTCCTACAGCAGGCCATGTCGACCCTTGCGCAGATCCATGCGTCGAGCCAGCCGCAGGTGGTTATGCAGCCTTCGGCGCCACGTCCGCGCATCAAGGCGATCCAGCGTGGCCCGAATGGCACGCTGATCCCACAGTACGAAGACCAGATGCCCGCCGAGGCGATGATGCAATGAGCCGACCGCGCAAACTCACCGACCAGCAGATCGAGGCCGCTCGCACGTCACAGGAACGTCGGCGCACGCTGCTCGAGCAACTGCGCGAGCTTCCCACTCTGCGCCAGTACGCACGCGAGTTTGGATGCACGGAAAGGCGCCTGCGCCAGTTATTTCCCTCTTCCTGAAAAAACCCTGCCAAGCCTAGCCTTCGTGCACCGTTTCCACACGGGCACAAATACGCTCAATGAGCGCGACCGCCGATGATGTCGCTGCAACAACTGCCAATGCCACTCCAGTAGCGGATGCGAACGAGACAGAGCTGAAGCAGGGTGCGGACTCAGCCCCCGCCGTCACCAATGCCGACGAAGAGACCACCAAGGTCCTGGACCCTGTCCAGAAGCGCATTGATGAGCTGACTCGCAAGAGGTACGAAGCCCAACGCGATGCGGAGTACTGGCGGCAGCAGGCGCTCAACGCGCAGCGACCGCCGGAACCGCAGACGCCCAAGCCTCAGGAACCGACGCAAGCAGGCAAGAAGCTCGCGGATTTTGGTTACGACGAAGACAAGTACCAGGACTACCTGTTTGAGCAGGCGGAAGCCCGGGCGGTAAAAGCCGCTGAAAGCGTCCTCACGCGCAAGCAGACCGAAGACCAGCGGATTCACACCGTCACGGCGCACCGTGAGCGCGAAGCGGAGTTCGCAAAGAAGGTCCCGGACTACTTCGAAGTGGCCCATTACGCACCGATCAGCGATTCGATGGCTGAGATCGTGATGGACAGCGACCAGAGTGCCGAACTTGCCTATCACCTTGGGAAGAACCCGCAGGTTGCCGCGAAGATTGCCCGGCTCCCGCCCTTGCAACAGGCGCGTGAACTCGGACGGATCGAAGCGAAGCTCGCCGAGAAACCAAAGCCTCCTGTGATCAGCGACGCCCCGCCGCCCGCTCCAAAACTCGCCGGCAACAATGGGTCATCGCCCATCGTTCCTGGAACACCGGAAAGCGACAAGCTCTCCACCGAGGAATGGCTCAGGCGTCGGGAAAAACAGCTGGGCCGCAGATAGAACTTCTGCGGCTCCCGACACAGGAGCTTTGCAGCCATCGCTAACACGATTCTCACGCCCACGCAGATCACGCGCGAGGCGCTTCGCGTTCTCCATCAGAAGCTGAACTTCCTCAGCAACTGCAACAAGCAGTACGACGATCGCTTTGCGCAGTCCGGCGCCAAGATCGGTACGACGCTGAACGTTCGCATGCCGAGCAAGTACAACGTGCGCAAGACCGCCACGGCCTCCTACAACGACCACGTGGAACGCTCCACGCCGCTCGTTCAGGCAAGCCAGTACGGTGTCGACGTCTCGTTTACGAGCGTGGAACTGACGCTGTCCCTCGATGACTTCAGCCGCCGCATCATCAACCCCGCGATGAGCCAGCTCGCTGCGGTGCTCGAGGGCGATGCCCTGACTGCCGCCTACAAGCTGGTGCCGAATTTCACCGGCACGACATCGACTGACATGACCTATCTGCAGTTCCAGCAGAACGGCCAGTGGATGACAGAGTCGCTCGCGCCGGTCGATGACATGCGCAACGCCTGTCTCACGCCGCGTTCGCGGGTGAACTTCGCCGATGCGGTGAAGGGCCTGTTCCAGAGCTCGGAAGACATCAAGCAGGCCTACAAGGAAGGCAAGATGGGCCGCACGGGCGGGTTCGACGTGTACGAGAACACGCTGATCCCGACCCACACCATCGGCTCCCTCGCGGGCTCACCGCTCACGACCGGCAATACCAACGCGACGGTCACGACCTCCAACGCGTGGGTATCGCAGACCGACATTTCGGTGACCGGTGCGACCTCTGCAACGACGCTGAAGGCCGGCGACATCGTGACGTTCGGCACGCTCGCCGATGGCTATGTCGACATCCACCCGGAGACCAAGACGAGTTACGGGCGCCTGAAGACGTTCGTCGTTCAGTCGGACGTGACGCTCACGACCGCCGCCAATACGTACACGGTGACCGTGAAGCCGGGCGTTATGACGGGCTCGGGCAACGCCTACCAGAACTGCACGCTCACGGGCTCTGACACCTCGGGTCTCACCGTGACGAACTGGGGCGCGGCAAGCACGCAGGTTGGTCAGTCGCTGTTCTTCCACCAGGACGCGTTCGCGTTCGTGACGGCCGACCTCGAGGACGTCTCGAAGTACGGCTCCTGGGGCGCGCGAGACAGCATGGACGGAATTTCCATGCGTATCGGTCGCCAGTGGGACATCACGAACGACCGCTTCCCGTGTCGCATCGACGTGTTGTGGGGCTTCGCGGGGCTCTACGCCTCCGATGGCTTCGCCGCACGCCACATCAACAAGCTCACCTAAACCCACCCTCGGGGCTCCTTCGGGAGCCCCACTTCTTTGCGGAGACTGAATGGCCTTCAAAAAGCGCGAACATCCCAAGCCGCCCAAAGAGGGCCACCTGTTCGACATCCGTGTGTTCGTGGCAACGCCGGCCTACGACGGTCGGGTGCTCACGGACTACGCGATGTCACTCGCGGAGTCCTGCCTCGTAGCGCCGGTCAATGGCGTCTTCATCATGGCCTCCGTCATGGGCAACGGCGCCTTCATCGACATCGCGCGCAATCACTTCGTGCGCATGTTTCTCGAATCGGACTCGACGCACCTGTTCTTCATCGATGCGGATCTGCGCTGGGAGCCGCGCGCGTTTATCGAGCTCGCCAAGGCGAACAAGCCCATCTGCGCGGGCGCCTATCGCAAGCGCCAGGACCCCGAGGAATATCCGATCCGGTACGTCCCGGATGCGGAGGGAAATGTCCAGACGAAGGACGGCTGGGTCATGGCCGATCGAGTAGCCACGGGCTTCCTGTGCATTCGCCGGGATGTGATCGAGCGCATGGTGGAAGAACGCCCGACGCTCATGGTCGGGAATGACCCGGAGTGCCCCAAGCTTTTCTACGAGAAGTTCGAAGCCAATTCCGACGGCTCCGAGCGCATGGTGGGCGAGGACTTCGCCTTCTGCGATGACTACATGCGCATCTTCGGCGAACCGATCTCGGTCTGGCCGGACTTCAACTTCATCCACGGCGCGCGCTTCAAGGGCAATTTCCACGAGTGGCTGCTGAAGAAGAGCGCGGAGTCCGCGGGCGATATGAGCGTGGCCGCATGAACGCGCAGCTTCAACCTGTCGAATACCGCGAACTGCTCCTCGGCCTCGGTCACTCGCGCGTCAAGCGCATCAAGTGGACCGGTGTGCCGCAGGTGTTCACCAACCTCACGACACTCGACATCGATCCGAATGTTGGCGCGGACGTCGTGCACGATCTCAACGTCATGCCCTATCCCTTCGAGGATGAGAGCTACGACGAGATCCACGCCTATGAAGTGCTCGAGCACTGCGGGCGGCAGGGCGATGCGAAGTTCTTCTTCGGTCAGTTCGCCGAGTTCTATCGCATCCTGAAGCCGGGTGGATACTTCTGCCTGACGGTGCCGATGTGGGACAGCCCGTTGGCCTGGGGCGTTCCTGATCACGTGCGCTGCATGCCAAAGGATCTCTTCGCCTTCCTCGATCCGCGCTACTACGACTTTTCGAACGAAAACTCGGGTAAGGCGGACTACCGGCCGCTACTCGGTACGACGAACTTCCAGATCTGCAACTTCCTCGAGTCCGAGCATCAGCTCGCGGTGATCCTGAAGGCGCTCAAATGACGAACGCCGATCTCATTGCCGACGCGCTGCGTGAACTCACCGTCATCAGCGAGATCCAGACGCCGAGCGCCGAGCAGTTCGCGCACGCCCTGCGCAAGCTCAACCAGATGATGGCGAAGTGGCTCGAGGACGGCATCGAGATCGGCTACTACCCGCAGACGCTGGCCTCTGACACCTGCCCGATTCCGGACTACGCGGAGAGCGGCGTCACGCTCGCCCTTGCGATCAGCTGTGCGAGCAATTACGGCTCAACCGTGAGCCAGGAACTCGGCGCCACTGCTGCGAGCGCCTACGACACGATCCTGCGCACCACCATGAATGCGCGCCTGCCGGTCGGAAAGATGGCGAACCGCCCCGCGGCGACGGGTGACGGACGGCTCTGGGACATCACGAACGGATGAGCCAGCTCAGCCTCCCCATCAGCAGCTACCGGACGCGCGCGACGCAGGCTTCCACGTCGCGGCTCGTCAACTGCTATCCGGAAGCCTTGCCGCCGGACGCGAAGACTCCCGCGATGCTCCTGCGGGCGCCGGGCATCGTGCCGTGGACAACCGTAGGAACAGGCCCCATCGCGGGCCTCTTCTTCGCGCTCGGCTATCTGTTCGTGATCTCGGGAACGAAGCTCTACAAGGTCGATTCAGCGAAGACCGCCACGCTGCTCGGGGATATCGGTGTCCCGGGCAACATCGACATCGACGCGAACACGACCTCCATCGTGATCGTGAACGAGCCCAACGCCTACTACTACGATGGAACGATGTTCGGCCAGATCACCGATGCGGATTTCACTGCGCTCGGCGCCAATAGCGTCGAGTTCCTGGACAACTTCCTGCTCTTCACGGAGCCGGACTCCGATGTGTTCTTCGGCTCGGACCTCGGCTCCGCAACATCCTTCGATGCCCTCAACTTCGCAAGCGCAGAAGGGGCGCCCGACAATCTCCTGGGCATGAAGGTCGATCACCGGCAGGCAATCCTGCTGGGCGCGAAGACATTGGAAATCTGGGAGAACGTGGGGAGCAGCGGCTTTCCGTTCCAGCGAGCTGCGAATGGGTTCGTCGAGATCGGCTGTCTCAATGCCGCCATGGCGTTCAAGCTCGATCAGTCCGTGTGCTGGCCGGCGGATGACTACACCATTCGCAAACTTCAGGGCACGACTGCCGTACGCATCTCTACGCATGCGGTCGAGCAGTTCCTGACGACCGTCACGATGGCGTCTGGCCGCGGCTACAGCTACACGCAGGACGGACACCTGTTCGGCGTCTTCAGCTTCCCGGAAGGCACCTACGTCTACGACGCCACCACACAGGAGTGGCACGAGCGTCAGAGCTACGGCTACGACTACTGGATCGCCGGGCGCGATCACACGCAGGCGTTCGGTCTCGAACTCGTCGGTGACGCTACCTCCAACCGTATCGGCTACCTGTCCTCTGCGTGCTATGACGAGTGGGGCTCGATCCAGCGCATGGAGTGGACCTACCAGCCGGTCCTGCCCGACAGCCGCAATCCGTCCTTCCACGATCGCTTGGATATCGTGGCCGAGTCCGGCGTGGGTCTCACGACCGGGCAGGGCTCGGCGCCCGAGATGATGCTCGACTACTCGGACGATGGCGGCAAAACGTGGCTCTCGATGCCGAACAAGACGATTGGCGCCATCGGTGACTATCAGCACCAGATTGGGTGGGCGCGACTCGGCAGCTCACGCAAACCGCGTGTGTTTCGTGCGGCTGTAACGGACCCGGTACAGGTCGCGATTCGTGACACACAGTGGACCGGGCGCGGCGGGAGGCTCGCGGCATGAGCATCAGCCGAATCTTCCCAGCGATCCCGAACGACCTGCGCGAGTGGACCCGATACCTGTCGCGGCTGTTCGCCGCGCGCGAGTTCGATACGACGCTCTTGGGCTGCACGACGGTGCCGAGTGGAACGGCTCGCTACACCATGAGTGCTGGCATCGTTTGCCTGACACTGCCAGGGCTTTCGGCCACGTCCGACAGCATCACCGCGGTGATGACTGGATTGCCTGATGAGATCACGCCGGAGCATGACCAGTACTGCCTTGCGCGAATCATCGACAGTGGTGTGACGGCCGTCGGGCTCGTGCAGATTGGCAGCGACACCGGCATCACGCTTTACAAGGACCTCAACGCGGGTTCGTTCGCGACATCGGGCACCAAGGGCCTGAACGGTTCCATCGTGGTGTACTCCCTTGACTGAGGCACTCACCATTTTCGATCAGTTCCCGGCGCCGACACTGCGCGAGAAGGTGATGCGTCTCGAGGACATGCTGCGCACGTTCCCGGCACTTCCCGAGGATGTACATCACCACTTTGCACCTGGTGTGTACATGCGCGAGCTGCGCATTCCGAAGGGAGCCGTGCTGACGGGCAAGATCCACCGCACCGCGCATCTGAACGTCCTCGCGAAGGGCGATATCTCGGTGCTTACCGAGCACGGAGTGAAGCGCCTCGTCGCTCCGTGCGTAATCCAGTCAAGCGCGGGCATCAAGCGCGCGGGCTATGCGCACGAAGACACTGTTTGGTTCACCGTGCATCCGACTACCGAAACCGACTTGGAAAAGCTCGAAGCCGAGCTCATCGCGCCGTCCTACGAGGCGCTGGGAGAGATCGAGGTGAAACCTGATCTGCTGGTGTCGCAGTGAGCTGGGCCGCTGTCATCGCGGCAGGCGGTGCCATCATCGGTGGCGTCGTGTCCTCACAAGGCGCGAAGAAAGCCGCAAACACTGCAGCGGCCGGGTCGGACGCCGCGAGCGCTGAGGCGGCGCGCCAGTTCGACACGATCCGAGGCGACAATCTCGGCCGCATCAACATCGGTAACCAGGCGGTCAACGCGCTGGGCGCGATCTACGGCTACTCGCCGACGGTGGGCTCGCCATATCAGACGAATTCCGCCACGTACGGCGCGACCCCGCTTCAGGCGCCGAACATCGCACCGAGCGGCTTCGGCAACACGGGCACGAGCGCAGCTCTCAACCCATGGACGGTGACATCCAAGCTCGGTAGCGCGGGCAAGTTTCTCGACCCGGCAGGCGGCCTGCTCGGCAATCTCTTTGGCGGTGGCCATGGAGATGAAAAGCGAAACCTGAAAGCCTTCGCTGCCGAGTCCGGAGCAGTTCAGTTGCCCAACGGCATGATCATGCTGCCGGACGGATCTACGTTCTCGCAGGACCAGCTGCAGCACGTCGCCGGCACATGGTACGGCGCTGTGCATGCGCCGGACGGCAACCAGCAGGACTGGCAGAACCGATACAACTCGCTTCTTGCTGGCCTGCAGAAAACCCCGCTACCTAACACGGGGAACGCTGGTGGCGGCCTCACATCCGATGGCGTACCCAACAGCGCACCCTTCGGTACAGGCGCGCCTGCGGGCGCTAATGCGCTCGCAGCACCGGACTACAGCGCGTTCTTCAAGAGCCCCGACTATCAGTTTCGACAGCAGGAAGGCACGAAGAACACGCTGAATAGCTTCTCTGCGATTGGAGGATCGCGGTCGGGCAACGCACTCAAAGCACTCGCAGAGTTCAATCAGAATCTCGCGGGGAGCAGTTTCAACGACTACCGTAACGGTCAACTGGCGCTTGCCGGGCTTGGTCAGGTTGCGACGGGGCAGAGTGGTCAGGCAGGCATCGCGACCGGTCAGATCGTCGGCAACGCCTTGCAGAATAGTGCTGACGCCCGGGCATCGGGTGTCGCCGGTCAGTACAACGCCTATGGCGGCGCGCTCTCGGGGCTCTCGCAGGGTCTCGGCTACTACATGCAGCAGCGCCAGAACCCCTACGGATATGACCCGAGCGGTATCGGCTACTTCTCTCCCACCCAGCGGAGGGTCGGCTGATGCCTTACCGAAACGAAGTGCAGCCGCTCAACTTGTTCGGTGATTACGTCGCTGGCCGTCAGGCTGGGCTTGAGCAGCAGCGCGCGCAGCAGGTGAATGCTCTTGGCAGTTTGCAGGTGCAGCGTGCACAGGGCCTGAATGCGCTTGCTGCCAATCCGAGTGCAACGCCCGAGCAGTATGTGCGAGCAGGAGATGCGCAAACCGGTGCCGCGCTCTCGGGTATCCAGCAGCAACAGCAGATGGATAAGCAGCAGGCACTGGGCCAACTCGCTGGCATTGCCCAGAAAGCACTGACGATCCAGGACCCCGCGCAGCGCAAGGGCTTCCTGCAGCAGGCAGGTCAGGTATACGGCTCGGCATTCTCAGCTCTGGGCGCAAATCCTCAGCAGGGCCTGGCGGAACTTCAGGCGCTACCCGACACGGAATTGCAGAGTCGTCTCCAGCAGGTGGCGCAGTTCGCCGCTCCTCAGAAGCCTATCGAGGTTGCAGCGGGCGGCGCGCTGGCGACGCCAGACCCGAACAACCCTGGAAAGTACATCAACGCCTTCACGAATCCGAAGGACACGGAGATCACTCCGTACCAGCAGGCGCAGCTCGACATCGAGCGACAGAAGCTCGCGCAGGGCGGGAAGGCCAACGCAATTCAACTGCAGAACGTCACCGGCAAACTGCGCGATGACTACACCGGCGTTGTGAACAAGTCCGGCTGGCCTGACCAGCAGAACTACTACGACCGCATGAAATCGATCGGCAAGGATGCGACCGGGTCGAGCGACCTTGCGCTCGTGTTCAGTTTCATGAAGGTGCTCGATCCGACTTCTGCCGTGCGCGAGGGCGAGTACGCCAATGCGCAGAACACCGCCGGTATCCCTGGATGGGTAACGGCTCAGTACAACAAAGCCCTTTCGGGCGAAATCCTGTCTCCGGATCAACGCGACAAATTCATCGCGACGGCGGACAAGATCTACAAAACCGCGTACCAGAAGCAGGAGAAGATCCGCAGCGACTTCACCGAGAAGGCGACGCGCGCCGGTGTCGATCCTCGCGATGTGCTTGTGGACTTCGGTGCGAGCGCACCGCAGGCAGCGCCCACGCAAGCGCCCGCGGCCCCGCCAAGCGACGTTCCTACGGCTACAGGCCCGAACGGGCAGAAGCTGTATTTCCGAAATGGACAGTGGGGGCCGCAGTAAATGGCGGTCCCGCCTCCGCCGCCGGGATTCACACTCGATCAGCCCCAGTCGAGTCAGGAAATTCCCCCGCCCCCCGCAGGCTTCACGCTCGACGGGCCGCCAGAGTGGCTGCGTAAGTCCGGCGAGCTCGGCGCAAGCTTCCTGAAGAACACACAGGGAGCGCTCGCCGAGCCCGCGGCCCAGATCCTCAGCGGCATGGTGGCGACACCCGTCGCAGGGCTTGTAGGGCTAGCTCAGGGCGCCAAGAACTACCTTTCGGGCTCGCCTGGAATGCCCGCGGCAGACCGCATCCGCCAGGTCGAGAACGCTATGACCTACGAGCCACGCACGACGGCCGGCAAGGCGGTCTCCGGTGTCGTGAGCTATCCCTTTGAGAAGCTCGCGCAATTGGGCGACTGGGCCGGCCAGAAAACATCTGATTTCACGGGTTCGCCCGCAGCCGGCGCTACTGTGAATACTGCGATTCAGTTCGCTCCATCAGCCTTGTTCAAGGTGCGTGGTATTCGTGGCGGGGCTGCGGCAGAATCAGTCGCTGCCCGTGGTGCTCGAATCGAGCCCACGATTTCCGAGCCGCCGGGTGTAGCCGCGGCAAATGCTCGTCCAGCAGTCGCTCCGAATGTTGCTGCCGCTCAGGAATATGTCGCTAGCCGCACTTCTCTGGATTGGAATGCTCTGTCTGATTCGGTCAAGGCGCGCCTCACGGATATCGCGCGCGATGCAGACACCCTCGGCAAACTCGATCCCGCGTCTGTCGAGCGGCAAGCCAGACTGGAATCGCTACCTGTTCCCATCAAGGCCACCAAAGGCCAGATAACGCGCGACACCGCGCAGCTCAATAACGAAGGCACGCTTGCGGCCACCGAGTCAGGCCGCGAACTGAAGGCTGTTCGGGATGCACAAAGCTCGGCGCTGATCGCAAACCTCGACGTACTGAAAGGCAAGGTCAGTGGCCGAGGAGCCACAGCTGCGACTGCCACGACACCAGAGCAGGTAGGGCTCTCGGTGCAGGATGCGGCGCTTAGAACCAAGCTGAAGCTCTCACAGGAAAATGTCCGGAGGCTTTATCAGAAGGCGGAAGCGGCGGGTGAAACGCAGGGCACTGTTACCACCCGCCCACTTGCAAAGCTGATCCAGGAGACCCCGGATCTGCAGCACCTTGGCTGGGTCGACTCGTGGCTTAAGAAAGCGGATTTCGTCACAGACCAGACGGGCGCAGCGACCAAGGGGCTTCGCTACAAAGCATCGCTGAAGGAACTGGAAGATCTGCGACAGGCCGCCGTCGCTCGCGCAATGGATGGCGGAACCGAAGGCTACTACGCAGGCAAAGTAATCCGCGCAATCGATGAAGCGACGGAGGGCGCCGGTGGCGACGCCTACAAGGCTGCGCGCGCTGCGCGGAAGCAGCAGGCGCTGGAGTTCGAAGATCAGGCCGCGGTCGCGCGCCTCGTAGAGAACAAGTCTCGAACCGATCGGGCAACCGCGCTCGAGAACACGTGGCGTCAGACTGTCCTTGGCGGATCGATCGAAGACCTGAACAAGGTCAAGCGATCCCTTCTCACTGGACCGGATACCGCGACCCGCGTGGCTGGCCGCAAAGCGTGGAATGACATCCGCGCGCAGACCATCCAGCACATCGTGGATGAGTCCACGAAGAGCGCGGCCGTTCTTCCGGATGGATCGCCTGTCGTATCGGCGGCGAAAATGAAACAGGTATTCGATGCAATCGGCCCACAGAAGCTCGACGCGATCTTCGGGCAGGGTACGGTTCGACAACTCAATCAGATCCTGAAGGCTACGCAGGATCTGCGCACCGAGCCGCCTCGCGTTCATCCAGGCGCATCGACCATGGGCAACATCGCGGCGTTTCTCGAAAAAAGCCTCGGGAAGATTCCGGTACTGGGCAATACGGGCGCGGGTGCGGTCAGGGCCGTGGTGAAACTCAACGAAATGGGTTCTGCAGGACGTGAGACTCGCGCAGCGATGCGCTCACCTCTGGACGATGCGAGTACGGCCACGACCAACGCACTGCGTAGCAAGCGCAACAAGAACGCGCTCGGAAAAGCGGCGCCTTCCTTCATTCCAGCTGCAGAGAGGGATCAGTAATGCCGGCCCTCTTTGTACTGCCGCGTCAGGTTCCGCTCTCAAGTTCCGCCGGCCTGCTCGCTGGCGCGAAACTCACGTTCTCCGCCACGGGCACATCGACACTCCAGAACACCTATAGCGACGTCGCACTCACTGTACCGAATGCGAATCCTGTCGTTGCTGACGCGAACGGGGTGTTCGGGAAAATCTATCTCGATGGGTCGCTGCCGAACTATCGCGTGAAGCTCACCACGAGCGCGAATGTCCTCATCTACCAGGAAGACGACATTCCTTCCAACCAGAATACGAGTCAGGTTTTCCGCCTGAAGGCAACCGCGCCCGAACTGATCTTTGAAGAGACGGACGCAGGAACGGATAGTAAGAAGTGGTCGCTGCGCGCGAATACAGAAGTTCTCTCGATCGACTTGCTAGACGACGCGGAAAGCACGCGCACGAACGTTGCATCGATAACACGTGCAGCGATCTTCCAGATCGCAAGCAAGCGGGCAACCACCACCGATACGAACAGTTTCACCGCAACGCTTACCGGCATGAGCGCTACAACGACTGGATCCATGATCTACGAGATCATCGGCCGGTGGGCGGCGCTTTACATGGGATTCAGCGCTGCCGCCGTCACCGGGACGTCCAACTCAACATCATTCACAGTGACGGGGCTTCCTGCTGCAGTGGTGCCCGCGGCTGCAGTGCAAGTCCCCTGCATTCTCACGAACAACGGCACGCTCGTTTCCGGCACCGCTGCCATTGCGAGCGGCGGGAGCACGATCACCTTCTCGATGGGGTCTCCTCTATCGACGACTGGATTCACCAATAGCGGAACGAAAGGGTTGCCGCAGGGCTGGTCGATCATGTTTCCGCGGAACACGTTCACATGAGCGCGTTTCAGATCTTTACCCAGCCGAGCCAGCAGGCGCTCGACTCCGCGGCGAATGTGCTCTCTGGAGCAACGCTCACCTTCTACCTGACTGGCACCAATACGCCGACGAATGCCTATAGCGACTCGACGCTATCGACTCCGACGGCCAATCCACTCTCGGCGAACGCCGCAGGCGTGTGGATTCCGATCTTCCTCGACCCGACGATCACCTATCGGGTCGTGCTGAAGACGCAGGCCGGCGCGGTTCTGCAAACATGGGACCCCGCCAATGAATCACTTCTCACGCAGGCGCTCCTGGGGAGGCTGCTCAATCCGATCACTGCCGCCGAGACCGCCGCTTCGGTAACGCCGGTCAATTATTTCTGGCCGGAAGGCTACGTCGATCGCTACGGCACGAACACAACGCCCGGCACAACGGATATGGCCTCCGCCACCCAGACGGCCATCAACGTTGCGAACGCTCATGCGAATGGGGGCTCGGTTTACTTCCGTCCCGGCATTACTTACAACTGGGGGAGCACGGTCACTTTCCCCCAGACATCCAGGCGAATCCATATCTATGGGCAGGGTGCGTACATCAGTGTCACGCACAACGGCAACGGCCTCGACTGGATCGTTCAGGACGAGAACTACAGCGGCCATTCGATCACTGATCTGACCATCACCGGACCGAACCCACTGGCGTATAGCCCGGCCACGTGGACCTCGACGGGCGCCGGCATCAACATGAACCGCAACGCCACGACGAATGCGGTACCTGCGTACAACAACGTCATCCGCAACGTCACGGTTCAGGGATTCAGCGTCGGCATCGCGATGCAGGCCGCGATCGGCGTCAAGGTGATCGCCGCCTTCTGCCAGTTCAACAACTACGGCATCTACATTGATGGTGGGCAGACGAACGCCAACGCGTTCTTCGGCCTGCACGTGCGCTACAACCGCAAGGCCGGCATCCGCTCGCAGGGCACGACCGGCGGCAGCCTCTCGAACGCGACCAAGAACTCGTTCTTCGGCTGCCTTATCGAGTCAAACATCCCGAGTGCGATAATCTCCGGAGGCACTCCGCCGACTGACTCCGTAGGCATCTACCTCAATAACTCATACAACTTTGAGTTCTACGGCTGTTATTCGGAGAATCAGAGCGCCTCGATCTACCTGACCGGCGGCAGCAAGTTCAATAAGTTCATCGACCATCGTATCGGATCGGGCACAGGACGGCTGGATGCGATCTATTTGAATGGCGCGGGCGTCTACGGCAACCGATTCAAGATCCACGCCGACAGCAACACGCTGACGGAGATCAACGTCATCTCCGATAACGCCGATCAGCTATACAACGATTTCAACGAGTCGACCGGCCTTAACTTCGTCTCTGGGTCGATCTTGGGGAAGCTCGAGTACGCGGATATCAAGCCGTCCCTGGCGTTCGCGAACTCACTCGGCTACGGCCTCGTGAAGATGCCGCTG